TGTGATTTCCGCGCGCCAGCGATGCGGACTGGATTCCAGTTGTTTCAGTTCTTCGAATGTCAAATCCCCGAACTTGATGTCCCGTTCCACCAGTTCCGTCCAGTTGATTTTGTCTTCCACAAGTCCCCCGATGAACCCACTTCACTGGACTTTGTTCTGGCTGTCAAGGTTTGGTTCGGGGATCACCTTCACGGCGCCTGAAGTCACCAGGTCTTTCATCAGGACTTCCAGTTGTTTGCGTTTGTCCGTGGCTTCATTGAGCGCCATTTTTTCATGGAAGAATCTTTCCAGGTGAAGACTTGCGGCGGCGGCCAGCGCCAGCCCGCCACAAATGATTGTCCCGTGTCCCTGTTCCCTGACGCTGAAGACAACGTATTCCCGAACACTTCCGTTTTCGAATTCATTCAAAAGAATCTTCAACTGATTCAGGCCATCGGTGTTGCATTTGAACTTGTTCATTCCGTCACCGCTTCCACAAATTCGCTGTAGTTCTTCACCAGCTTTTTCAGGTGACGGTTTTGAATCACCAACTTCCTGGTGGCGTCGGACAATTTTCTGATGTCTTCCAACAGTTGGATTTCGGTCTTCCGCATTTTCAGGACTTCATCAACCATGATGGCCTTCGGAATCTTCATCCAGAATTCCGGCGTGGATCGGTCTTCAACCTTCCATCCGGCCTTGGTGTTCTTCACAGTGATTTCCACTTCATCGGACATCGTCATCTTCCCCTTTCATCCCACAGCGGCTTGACTGGTTTGAAATCAAAATGTGGGCTGTGGATCACATTCGGATCACGTTCATCACAAGGAATCCGGTCTTCGATTTCATCGGTCACAGGGCTGGCTGAAGCGAACACACCGAAGTTCCGATCCCACCACCACTTGATCCGGTTCCAAATCTTTTTCATCAGCGTCCCCTTTTCAGTGTTTCGCCCTGAATCTTTAGCGTCAGGTAGGCCGCGTCAAACGCTTTCATCGCTAGTTCCCAATCACGTTTCACCAGGTTCATTCTGGACTTCGATTCAGCCAAACCCTTTGCGAAGTTCAGCCAATCGGGGTTCACATACACACGGGCTTCACGTTCGGCAACGGTCCCCTGGGTTTCCAGGAACAGCTTCGCCCACAACGGCTTTTCATTGGCTTCCAGTTCCAGGTGATTCCTGTCCACCAAGGCAAGCTGTTCGCTGACCATGTGTGCCTTTTCCAGTCTGGCTTCCAGTTGTTCATCCATGTTGAGTTCCTTTTTTTTTCTTCACTTGAATTCCCCTTTTGTTTTGGACGGGTTTCATGCTGAAGACACACGTTTCCAACAGAAGCGAATCCCATCTTTTTTTTAAAGATTGATTCAGTTCTTTTGAAAACCATGTCTTCAGCTTCAGTCCTTCTTTTGTTTCGGACTGGGATCACGCCGTTAGACACAGAACCTTGTGTGACAATACAGGTTCTTCATGGGGTTCATTTGCGGCCATTGCACAGCCACCAGGTTCAAAGCCATCCCCATTGACGGTGTTTCCACCACCAGTTTCCTGGCCACCCCCTTCTGAACTCACCGGATTGAGGGGTTACAAACAGAACACACCACCGTTGTTTGAATCTCCAGGTGTGTTGCCGTCAAAATTTTGATTGATTTGTTGTTCCGATTGAGGAACTATTGAACCAATCAAATTTGTCAGCAACCGAATTTGTATTCCCTGGGACCACCAAACCGCAAGGTGAAAATGGTTCCAGGGATTTTTTTTTCTGAATGCCGCGCTTCAATCCAAATGACACAACGCCCTAGAATGGCAAATCTTCTTCAGTGAATGCTGGCTGGAGCTGTTCCTGGCTTGCCTGTTGTGGCGCAAACCCTTGATCACTTTGGAAATGTTCTTCGCGACGCGGTGACACCATGAAGCGCACCGTGTGGGCATTGACTTCCGCCCAGGTCTTTTGTTGACCATCGCGTCCCTGGTATTGGCGGAACGTCATTTCACCAATCACCATGGCTTCGGCACCACGGGTGGCCTGTTCCTTCCACTTCCTGGCGCGTTCCCCGTATGTCACCACGTTGAACCAGTCGGTTTCAAATTTGTCGCCGACCTTGCGGCTGACCGCCAGGCTGAACTTCAGGACGTTGGCGCCGTTCTTTGTCAGCGCCAGTTCGGCGTCACGTCCAAGTCTTCCAATCAATTCAATTCTGTTCATAGTTTTCCTTTTCCCCGTGGAATTCAATTCCCCACGCCACCCACCACAGGACAATCCAGGTGGCGCGGGGAAATCTTCAATACAGCTTTCCGCCGTGGCGTTGCGGCCTGGTGGCGTTGAAGGACGCCTTTTCCATCATGACGTCAGCAAGGGACCACCCGCGTGATCCGAAGATGTCCATGATGCGGATGACCGCGTCCACAAGTTCAACGGCTTCGCCTTCCGGCTTCGGACATTCGAAGTCATTGACCAGGTGTGGTTCAAAATACATCCCAGGCTTTCCATCACGGACGGCTTCCGTGGCTTCACTGATTTCAGAATGAATCAGGGCATGAAGTTCCAGCGGTGTGCGTGGACGGTCATGCCAGCCCTTTTCCTTCGCCATGTTGTGAACGTATGTCACCCATTGATCCAGCGTCATGTGACGCGGGTTCAGCTTCACAGCTTGGACGGGTGGTTCCAGGTCAGGTCTTTCATCATCCATTTTTCTTCCCCTTCTTTTTTTTCGGCCATTTGTTTTCCGCTGTCATCACACCTGATCCAGTTGGCTTTGCAATCACAACAGAACCACACCAGGCGCGGCAACAGGTTGATCATCAGGCGTCCACAGTCTGGACACACACGTCCGTCTTTGTTCATTGGACGTCCGATGAGTCAGCCTTTGCGGCTGACAGTTCGCGCGCCAGCGCGGCATATGCGTCCCCGTATGCCATGCGCTGAATCACCCCAGTCAATTCTTTGAACTGTTCTGGCTTCAGGTTTGTTGAAGCCACCACGTTGAAGCGCCGTTTCATGAAGTCAGCGGCCTTGTCCACGGTCCAGCCTTGTGACTTCCTGGCTTCCACCAGCTTCACAATTTCGGACTTGTATAGCATTGTGGAATTGTCGGAATTGTTTATTTGGCTTTCAGGCGCGTTTGTTTGGACCGGCTGTGGTGTCGGCTGATTTTGTGGCTGTGACACGGCGCGATTCGCTGGGAATTGATTTCCTGGCCTTGCCTGGGCTTGCTGGCTGACCGTGTTTTGTGGACGTTGCTGGATGCGCGGCGCGACATCATGGGTTTCCTTGTCGGGATCATCCATGTCAACCGTTGGGATTGCGAACACCTGAAGCAACGCATACTTGTGCGCCACGGCCATGGCCTTGTTCGATGACTTATCCCCTGAATCCATGCCTTCACCGATGACCACAGCCGTGACACTTGATCCGTCTTCAGCAAAAAATGTGAATTCCATTTCCAGAATCGAAAACGTCAGGGCGCCGCCGGTCTTTGTCTGGCGTTCTTCCCTGGTCTTTCCCAACACGCGGGGAACCGTGAACACCTTGTGTTTCGCCAGGACGGCGTGAAGCGCGTTGTAAACGTCATCAATGCCGCGATACATGAAGCCCTGTTGGACGTTCTTTTTTTCTTTGCCAACGGCTTCCAGGTCCGCCATCACCAGCGGGATTTTTTCAAATATCAGTTTTTTGTCCATGTGGTTTTCCTTCCCCCGTCAATCGGGTTTGTTTGCGAACTGTTGAAGACTTTTGATGATTTCCAGCGTGGCGCCCTTGATGTCTTTTCCGGCTTCCAGGTCGGCCTTGATGCGTTCCTTGTCTGGAACCATTGTTGTCACCGGCATCATGTATGCGGGATCAAGTGTGGCTTCATCAATGACAAGTTTTTTTCCGCCGATCTTCAGGCGATACTTCGAAGACAAGCCCTTCAATTCCAACAGCCCTTCATGTTCCATGATGAACTTCAGCCTGGTTCGAAGGACGTCCACAGCGCGTTCCAATGACTTCGCCACCCGTTGGCTTTCCTTCGCGCGGTTCTTCCACCATTCGGCTTCATGCTTCAGGCGGTCTTCAAAAAACGCATAGCCGTCAACCTTTTCAGGGATTCCGGTTTCCACCTGTTGAAGCTGTTGTTCCAGTTCGGGCGTCAGTTCGCCACCGGCTTCCATGATCATTCGAAGGACGGCGGACTGTTGCTGAAAAAGTGATACCAGTGATTTTTCTGTCATTGTTTTTTGATAGCAATTTTGATAGCACATGTCAAATGTTTGACCGGCTTCAAATCCTGTTGGACATTGTTTTTGTGTTTGAGCGTTCCGGCTGTTCTGGTCCCCCCACATGACTTGGAATCAGGACAGCCGGATCAAAAATTTTGAAAGGTTTGCGCTGGGTTCATGAATTCGGGACGCCGAATGGCAAATGAAGGGCGCGGGAATACACCAGCATTTTCCGCGTCCGCTTTCCAACTATGAAAAAACGCACACGCTGGGTTCAGGCTGAAGTTGAAGTTTCCACTTTTGAAATGACCGAAGATGAAGCCATGGAAGCCGTTCGCACACTTCAAAAGATTTCCAGAATGTGCGACCTGGTGCCACAGGATTTCGACCGCCAAGGGATCAAGGCGCTTGTCACCAGCCTGTTGGATGACCAGTTCCATGACCTGGTCTGATTTCAAAGCGCGATGAAATGCGGACCGAACGGCGACATGAAGCCGACACCAAGTGACCACGCCTGTTCTTTCACTGGTGTGTATGAAAAGCATTTTTGACTGATGTCAGCCAGGTGTCCCGCATCACCTTCAAACATCCAACGTCCAAAAACTTTACTGACAATGATGCCACCACGGTGGGTGTGGCCATGCCAGTTCGACGCCTGAACCGCCATCCGGTGATCACCCAGGCGTGAAAGGTGGCCGTGAATGTAGGCAATGTCATCAATGACAACCGGTGTCCTGGTGTCATGGTGGGTTTCCACGCCTTCAAATTCGAACCACCGCTTGATGTCCAAAAACATTTCAAGTTCAGGCGCGTTGGACGCCAGGATTTTTTTCATCGGGCGAATGCAATGATTGCCCAGCAATTGGATCAGCCTGGCCTTCGGCGCCAGTGACCGGATTGTCTTCCACAACATTTCAAGCTGACGCCTTGCCGTGATGACTTCATCATCCGGCTTGATGATCAACTGGGAACGCGGGAACCGACCGAAGGAAAAGAAGTCATAGGAATCACCGACCTGGATGATGACGTCAGGTTTGATGCGTTCCACCAGGGCGAACACCGCCTGGACACCATCGGCTGACCACCAGGGACAATGCAAGTCCCCCAGGACCAAAACCTTTTTGAATTCGCCGAAGCGGTCCAGACAATTGAATCCCATGGCCTTGCCGATGGCCTGACCAGTGGACGTCTTCAGAAGGTCGGCGACATCACAGGAAAGATTTTCAATGATGCGTTTGTTGGTGATTTCCAGCCTGGACTTCGGATCAAGTCCGCAAGCCTTCAGGGCTTCAGTCCATGTTCCAAACGCCGAATCCAGGGAATGCCTGTGGAAGCCAGCGTCTTCCAGGTCACGCCTGGAAGGAATCCGCCCGTTGTCGGCGTGGAATCGTTTGATGGCTTGGCTGACCTGAAGCTGAAGTCCGCGCTTGTCTGTCATTCCATGCAATTGTCACATGGAAATTTCAACAGACAATGTTGATTTATTTGACCGTGACGGCCTTTTCGAAATTGATGATCCGTCGGGTGGCACCGAAGTCCGCAATCAATTGGACGTCCACACGGTCCACGGCCTTCAACAGCGCGCTTTCCGTGTCGGTGATGCTGACCGCGAATTCACCGGCGCCAGCGTTGACCATCGAAATTCCAAGTCCTGTCATGGTTTTTGTCAGGTCTGTGCCGTCCGCATTTTTGAATTTCATCGTCAGTTCTGTTGCGCCTGTCAGCGGAAACGGGCGCCCAGTTTGTTTCACACAGAAGAACGTCAGGCTGGCGTCTTCACCTTTTCTGACCACAACAAATCCAGCGTTTTTGACTTCACAATCACATGACATTTTGAATTCCCCCGTTCAACATTCTTCCACGATTCCGATTGCCGCGTTGTCTTCCACCACACCAATTGGCGCGTCTGGATCGTCTTCCACAACACCACCAACAGCGCAAACCCCGACGCCAAGCGCGGCATTCACGGCTTGCGCAAGCGTCAACACGCTGGCGTCAATCACGCCAACACTGACAGCCGACAAGCTGACCAAATTCGAATCCTCATTTCCGACGCCGTCAATAGCCCTGACGCCGACAAACCACACGCCGGAATCAATGACATCCCAATCGGCATCAGTGAACACCGTGGCCTGAAGCTGGTCCGTGATCATCACCATGTTGCCAGGAACAAAAAGCCCAGTGGCGGTGTTCTTCTGAACAAAGACTTCATAGCGAAGCGGTGGGTTCGCATCCGTTGCCGCCAGCCATGTAGCCGTCAGGCTTCCGTTGGAATTCGCCGTCAAGGTGGCGATACCAGCGAATGTCGGTGGCGTCACGTCCACCACACAGGCGTCCGGCAAATCCATGATGAAGGATTCAAATAAATACATCAGACCTTTTCCCGCAAAGAACAATCGACTTCAAATCCAGGCGGCGATGACCACTTGTATCTAATGACGTTCAAAAGTTTTGCCGACGCGATGGCACCAGCAATGGCGCCAAAACTTGCGCCATCATTTGTTGACAGTTCGAAATCCAGCGGATTGTCCTGTGTGTTTGATTGCGCCACCAGCGCACCGGTGTCCCGTCGATATGCGAAGAATTCCCAGTGTTTCGATCCGGTGTAGTCATCCACCTGGCTGAATGCCGTCTTTGCTGGTGATGATGACACCGAATACCGGAAGTCACCGCGCCATGACGGATGGTTTTCATCATTCGACAACACCAGGAAATGCGATTCAATCACCTGAAGCGGTGTTGTCACCGATTCGCGTTCCATCCTTGGTTGAATTTTGAATTGAATTTGTCCCGTCAGATTTGGAATCGCCTGGAAATCACGGTCATCAGGACCGGCAATCCAGCCACCAGTGGCCGATCCAAACCCCGATGTGCGATACCAGAATTTTCCAAATGACCGTACTGGTGCCAACACACTCAATCCGACAAACGATGAACGCGGAACATCAATCACTTTTGAAATGACAGCCGAATGGTCATATTGCCACAATGACCGCAAATCAAAATTCCCGCTTCCAATTTGTCCCACCGTCGCGCTGACATAGTACAGCCAGCCCGCGTGTTCATATGTGCTGGTGACGGTCAACGCGCCGAAATCAATGAACGGCACCACAGACAATTGGCCGGTCCTGTATTGCGGATTTGAAGACGATCCGAATTCCAATTCAAACAAATCATTGACAAATTTTTTCACCACCCAGCGCCCAGCCGCGTGTTGATACACGATGCGCTGAAGCGTTTGTGAAAAATGCGCTGTTGCCGGTGTCTGTGCCACGCTGGTGTCCGACACGTTTTCGATGTCGGCGACCGCATAGCTTGGCCATGATGTCGCACCACTTGTCAGGTCGGAAATCTTTCCAAGCCCGAAGCCGGTTGAACCAGGAACAAACAAACACGTTTGACCTTGAAGCGCGACCGGCGCCATGGAATCCGCCGATGGCACACAAATGGAATAATTATTCAAAAGCAAAAACGTCCCAGTCAATCCAGGGATCACACCTGTTTTGTGTGAATACCAGTCGGTTGTGACGCCAAGCGCACCGACGGTCACGATGGGATTTGCGGCGTCAAACGTGTAGAATTGCGCCGCCGCTACAAGGCCGTTTGCCACAACAATTTTTTGACCAGCCAGCCCGCCGTCCTGTTCGATCCCGAAGCCCTGTGACACCGTCAGAAGATTTGTTCCGCCAGTTTCCTGGTGCCAATACACGGCCTTCTGTCCGGTCGCCGTCGCCACTGGTATCACCGTTGGGATCACCGGCGCGAAGTCCACCTTCGCAATGTTTTCCACGGAAAACAGTCCACCGTTTGCCACAATGGTTCCGATTGTATTTATTAAAATGCGCCATCCCGTTGCGCCGCTGTCATTGACAAGCCGGACACCACGGACCGTGTGTGTTGTGTTTGAAAGCTGAACCGAAATTTTCCCAACGTATGTTCGGACGCCAGTGGTTTCATTGACGTCATAGAGCGCCACGATGACCACACCTGTTGCCGTCGATGCGACAAACTGAAGTTCATGTCCGTTGTCGGACACACAAACGCGGGCTGGCGTCACTGCGGCGTCCGATGTCGAATCAGCCCAGCCGTTCAACGGCGTTCCCACCACAACTTTTCCGCCCTGAATTCCGGACAGCGTTTTCTTCGCGGCGCGTCCCAACACAGTTGTTTTTGTCTGATCATATGAACTGACAACGTCGCGCGTCAATTCAAGTGGAATGGCCTTCATGTTCTGGTCCCCTCAATATATTGTTCATGTATGGCGACTGGCGCCGACAAAATGGCGGCACCGCGTTCCGGCGTCAGAAGTCCCAATTGCATCAAAAGCCCGACACCTTGAACGGTGTCAGCGCGTGACAAGTCTATGAATGACGCCGTTGATAGGTTGTCCATCAAAACCTTGATCATCGGATTTGTTGATGACGTGATGGCCACCAATTCATTGAATGTGAAACGGCTTCGCATCGCAAGCTTTGTGATGCGCTTCACAGCCGAAGTCCCGACAACATTTTGTCCGTCAAATTGCCACCCCAGTTGTGGCTGTGGCGTCACGTCGGTGACGTCAACCATTTGCGCGAACATGCCGCCAAGCTGTGCCAACATCGAATCATCATCAAGCTTCACAAGCCCGATGACTTCATTTTCGCCACCAATCAATGCAAAAAGTTTCATTCTATCACCAGCCCTTTTGCGCCAGGGATTCCGGCCACCCAGTCGCGGAACGCCTTGACCGACACGCTGTCCATGTCTAGTGGCGTCTGAATCCCAAGCCCGTCCTTCAACACCGTTGAAACTTCATCAATACAGTCGGTTTGATCCGCCTGTCCAAGCGGGTTTGAAATCGTCAGTTTTCCGAACGTCAACAATTGTATCAGCTTCACAACAGCTTTGCCCATGACTTGTTTGACGGCATACGGCTGGCCTTCGCGCGACACACACAGCGAACCCACCTTGGCTTCAACGTCATCCGGAACTTCGATTTGAAATTCTTCAACCGGAACATTTATTTTCCTGAAATTCTGACCACCCATGAAGTGTGTTCCGTGGCCGGTTGCCTGATATATGAAGCTGGTTTTCCATCGTTCGCTTTCAAAACGAATGTAGGCATGTGAAAAGTTTGATCCGTCAGCCCACATGATCAGCTTGGCGCCGATTTTGAACTTGATCGGCCTGGAAAACCCTATGACAACCCTTTTCATTCTGAACCCACACAATGATTCACAAGCTTCATTTCATCTTCCGGTGCGCGACAAATGAAGTTTTCAGCCCTATTGTATGGCAAATTCAACCTGGTGCCATCCGCTTTTTTGCAAAGAAGTCCGCCGACGTATTCCGTCGGGACGCCATTTTCCATGTCATGGATCACCATGTGTGGCCGGACGGCGCACACCATGACTGGTTCACTTAGTGTTGCGCATCCCAACGCCGCGCCAACTGTGCTGAATGTCGCCAAGCGCGTCAAAAACTTCATCATCGTTTTTGGCTTCCTTCAACTTTTTGAACCCACCGATGGCCTGGTCCAAAAGTTCTTTCCGCTTTTCCTTGGGAACCCTTGAAAGCAATTCCAGGAACAACCGCAACACCGTCAACAATTGCGGAAGGTTCGCCAGAATCAGTCCAAGGGTTCCCATGAATCACGTCAGCCCTGTGGCGGCTGGTCTTCCGGTTTCTTTTTCTGGACGTTGTAAAGTGACAAATACTTCACCCAGGGCGCCACTTTGGCATGGAAAGCCTTCACCTTTTCGGCAACGCCTTTCAAACCGGCGACATTCAGAACGCCTTCCAAGGCTTTGGAAAGCCCGTCAAGCGCCGTGGCCACAACCGTCATGACGGCGCCCACCACCATGACCACGCTGATGACCTTCGCCAGAATGTCACCGACGCCAGGAAGCCCACCAAGGAACCCCAACACCATTCCCACCCATGGATACTGGGTGGCGGGATCAAGTTCTTCGGCCATTGCCATCACCGGCATCAAAAAAAACATGACCGGAAGCATCCGAATCATCAATTTGTTCATTTTCATTTCCCCCTATTATTTGTCCAAGTCTAAGGTCACGCCTTCAGGAAGGCAATCTTTCCATTCCGGCCTGGTGGGATCAACCTTCCTGAATCGGTCCACGGTCATCCATACCGCCACGATCCCACCGGTTTCATGAAGTTTCAGGCATTCCGCCAGCGTCAGTCCATAGCTGATTTCCAGGTGTGGCAAATCTTTGAACGCCCTGAAGTCACCCCCCCAGGTCAGCCCATGCGCGCGCCCGAACTTCCCGAATTCCGACCACAGGAATTCCCCTGGCGTCTTGTCCTTCGGGACAAACTGAAGCCAGTCCATCCCCTTGGCGAAGTCCGGCTTGTCCAGGTATGGATCGGCACCACGGAAGCAACAGTCCACGGCCAGCCCATAGCAATGCCAGGACATCCCCTGTGGCGCGTTGGTGACTTGCTTCCCAGGCTTTGTGCGTCCCTGGTCAAACAAGTCCTGTTGTTCTTTGAAACTTCGGAACCCATGGGTGATCCGCATGTCCATCCGATACAGGCGCCGGATGTCTTCAAACACCCTGTTGATCCGCACCTGAAGGTCTGGATATACGCCCTTGGTTTTCATTCCTTGACTTGTATTCTGGCCTTCTGTGCAAGCTGGATCAGGATGCCATACATTTCCCGCTGGCCGCGTTGAAGTTCCACCTGGTCAGCCTTGATGGACTGAAGCGTGGACACAACGCTGTCATGCTTTTCATCCACATATTTCATCGTGGAAAACGTGGTGTGGGCATAGGTCACGGTGGCGGCCACAATGGAAATCACGGTCATCCCTGGTCCCAGGTTTTTGAAGATTTCACTGATGGCTGAAAGTTTGTCCAACATCAGCGCACCAGGTGAATCAAAACATCCTTCAGGGCTTTGTCTTTTCCGGCCTGGTCAAGCGTGTCCCAGTCCTTCAATGCCTTTTTCAAGTCCTTCAAAGCCTTGTCCTTTTTTGTGACTTCCGCCTGTGCGTCGGTCTTCGCCTGGTCACGCGCGGCCTTCTTTGCGGCGTCGGCCATCAGTTTCTTCACCGTCTTTTTCTGAAACCCCAATAGCTTTGTGCAATATGCTTCCGTGTAGTCCTTCGCGATGAACGGGACTTTGTCAGCCGGACAGAAGTTCACACACACGCCTTCGGCATCACACACTGGCTTGATCTTTTCATGACAATCTTTTCGGGAATCACATACAACGGCGCCGGTTTTGGCTTCCCAAATCGGCTTGCTGGTATCGTCTTCCTGGACGTCCTTCACAGCGCATTCCGCCGGATTGCAATCCGTGATGTCATAGCATTTGCCAAGTCCCTGGGCTTCACACTTGCCTTTGTCCATCCATGCCGTCACGGGACCGGTCCCGCTGATTTGCTGTTCGGCCACCCAGTTGGATGGCTTGTTGTCAGCCCAGGCGAACCCAGCCGCGAAGCTGGCCAGCGCAAGGATTCCAAGCCACATGAATACGTTCATTTTTTTCATACAATTCCCCTCTATTTCAAGCCAGAACAGTGAACCGAAATATTGCTGGAATCCGTGAAGGCGCCAGCCGCGTCACTTGTTCCAACGTGTATATTTGTTGATGTCGGAGCGGTGTCAGACACAATCATGGCATACACGGCGGATGTCGGTTCTTCAGCCGTGACCTGACAGGATGGTGTCGCTGAAAACATTCCCGACGTGATGGCAAGCTGACACTTTCCGGTTCCAGTTCTGGTCACGCTTGTCAACCAACTTCCAGACTGACTTGTGATCACACAGGCCGCGCCAGTGTTTTGAATTCTGACAAATTCATGTCGAACTGGTGTGGCTGAATTGCTGACCACAATGTTTGGAAGCAAAGGCGCTGGGACTTGCTGGTCCACAGGATATACTTCCCAGTGAATATCACGTTGTCCAGTGGCGGAATCGCGGTCCGCCAAAACTTGGTTGTTTGTGGCCGATGACAACGCCTGTTCATACATCACCCGAAGTGTTTTTTGTCCGGCGCTATCAAACTTGAATGTTCCGCACAGCCGCAATGAACTGACCTGGTCATTGGTGTCGGCGGTATTGTTTTGAAGGCGTGACTTGCCTTCCTGAAGAATTGTTTGCGCGTTGTTTGGCGTTTCCACAATTTGAAATGTCACACCACCGTTGGTGGTCTGAACATAGTGTGAAAACGACGCACACGCCAACACAGTTCCGGCGCGCGGCACACTGAAGGCAATTCCATTGGATTCATCACCAGCGGCGCATGTCGTTCCCGTTGAAGGGTTTGTTCCAGAACATGCCACTTGTGTGTCAACGCTTCCGGTGTTGACCACAAGGTCCATTCCTGGATCGGTCATTTCAACGTATGAAGCCTGTGTTGATGTTCCAAGGCTGAAGTTTGCACCGCCAATGTTTGCATCCACACGCCACGCGATTGTGTCAAACGTCATGGTTTCAACAGGTGCCGTCGGATACTTATATAGTTTAAAATGCGTGTTGTTCAACGCGCCGTTGGTGGCAAGTGTGTTGGTTCCGCCCGCCGTGTTGGCGCCCAGCAATTGAAAGGTCCGATTTCCTGATGACGTGTAGGTCCAGACACCAGACACCACCACAGGTCCGACGTCATTGACAGCCAACTGAAGCGCGGCCACACCGCTTTGCGTGGTGCCGTCAGTCAACCCGAAGTTCAGCGCCGCCGCCGTTCCTGAATTGTAGGCTTGCGTTTCCATCACACCAACATAGGTTCCAGGTGGAAGATTGTTGATGGTGAAGATGACGGCGCTGTCAGCGTCCGCCGTTGAAGGTGTTCCGATTCCCGAACTGTATTCCACCACTGGCGCCGGACAACCCGCCTGGGTTCCGTATCCAGCAAGTGACGCGCTTGCGATTGATTGATTACAACTGACGTTGTTCGGCACATACATGGACGCCACAAGCGCGGCCTGTGACACCGAACCCTTTTCCAGTTCACCAAGGAAACAGTTGTCAATGTCCAGGTCAGCGGCGTTGCTGGCGCTGATCACCCGAAGGCGAACCGAACCGCTGGCCGGATGTGTATATACCATCCCCTGTTTGCTGTAGTCCGACGTTGCCGCGATGGTCATTTCAGCCAACACGTTTGTTCCGTCGAACACCTGAAGTTTGTAATCCGTTGCTGTGGTTTTAAAATAACAGCTTGCCGAACCGGCTTGGTTCTTCAATCCGTCCACCACGGTCTTCAATGCGCTGGAAAGTGTTTGACTTGCGGCGGATGCGTTGAAGCGCCCACCCTGAAGTCCAAACGCCTGGCCTGAAGTGATGGCCGTGAAACTTCCACCGCTTGCCGTCCAGCTTGCCGTTCCGGCTTCGAAGTCCGCGTTGTCATCAGCAATCAAGCTGAAGCCAGCCGCACCACCGGAACCGCTTCCGATGTTTTTGAAGTTCGTTCCGTCATTGGTGAACTGAAGTTTTGTGGAAGCGTTGTCCCACTTGAAAAGCGGATTCGACGCGCCAGCGCCGACATCGAAAATCAATTTTTTGTCACCGGCCACACCATTGCCAAATGTCATTTCATTGACGTTCAGCGAACCCTGTTTGGTTGATCCGTTGATGATCAACTTTTTGTTGCTGGCACCGTCATTGGTGTTGAATTCCAGGACTTTGTTGGCGCCTGTGCTTCCCTGTCCCAGCTTCAGAAGGTCATTCTGAATCACATCGGCGAAGGCGACCGTGGCAATCAATCCCATGGTCACAGCAAGTGTTCTAAATAAATTCTTCATATTTCCCCCGAATTATTCTGGCCGAAGTCCAACTTGTGACGCCGTTCCAGACTGGTCATCCACGTTGGTGGTGCATGTGTTGAACCTGGTCCCGAAAATCATACAATGATCCGCACCGGCGTCAATCAGGATTCCCTTGTCACCGCCGCCGCTGAACGCCGCGAATCTTCCCAACTTCACCACTACACCATCAGCGGAAATCCGAAGGCCGGTGGCCACCGATCCCTTGGTGTATGTGACGCCTGGAAGGAATTCCAGTTGGATGTTCTGTTTTGAAATTTGTTGAATGGTTGTCAGTGTCGCGTCTTCCAACACCACAATCCGGCTTCCCTGTGTGACGTTGACATCAGCCATGGCCGCGTTGATTGAAGCGTGTGTGGCCAGGCCACCTGGGCTGACCGTTCCAATGAAGGCCGAATACAACTGTTGAAATCCGGCAAGCGTGTCGGTGACGGCTTCAAAGTAGTCAATCCATTCATCAATGTTGAAAAAAAGCCAGTTCATGTATTCGCGGGGTGGACGTTCGTCGATGTTCCATCCCGTGTTCTTTTTTCCTGATGTCGGTTCAACGCGAACACTCGGATTCGCGCTGGTCCAGTCAATCTTTGAAGCTGGTTTAATTGCCATGATTCCCCCTATTGTATTTCAAAATTCACAAAAGTCATTGTCATAGTCCGACAAAACACCCGCCAACCAAAGGGTCTATCACCGAACCAAATCCCCCCCCACCAGGAAGGGTTCCATCCATCGAAAATTCAAAGTTTTTGTTGATGTATATGGTGGCAAATTTCCCACCGGCCAGCGGATCACTGTCCGATCCGAAGCCCTTGCCAGCCAGCAAGCCCGCCATGGCGAACGGTTCGGCGTCATCAAAACTTCCCAGGTATTCAATCCGAACACCAGCCGCCGCAATGTTGTCGATTCTTCGGAACAACAGGTTGATGAAGTCCTGGTCCGTCAGGTCGATTTCAGACATCAGCCCGACACCGCCTGGATAGTTTTCTGAAAGATGAACCAAGGTGGCGCCCACCAGAACCCGATACACTGTGATCAGGCGTTCCGGTTCCCCCTGGCTGATGTTTTCCACAATCTTTGTCTGAAGGCTGATCCGATAGTCCGCGTCACTTTGTCCTGGTTCCCGCGCAATTCCGATGATCACACCAAGCCGGTCAAGTAAATCACCCACCGCGTTGTCCAGCGCGCGGTCAAACATCAAGTCCTGGAAGACGTCTTCAACGTCCTGGACCGGAATGACAAACGCGGACAGCAATGATTCCAGGTCCGGCTTTTCCTTGTATTGCTGGATCAGCCGGTCCACAGCTTGCTGGACGTGATTTGAAATCGGCGTGGCTGGCATTCATCCCCTCTATTAAATAATTGTGACCGTTGTTCTGGACGTGTCAAATTTTGGAATTTCATTCGGCGCAATCGCAATGTTGTCATCCAACGTCGGACCAGGCGCGGTTCCGATTCGCGTGACCACGTCGGTGATCCAATCGAATTGTTCAAGCGCACAGACCAGGCGTGGATACACGATGACATCCTTGCCGATTCCGATGCCGTTTCCATAGGCCACCAGCGCGTCTTCCACCAATGCGGTTGCGTTGACCGGCGCATCCACTGTGACGCTGATGTCCATTTCCAAATAAATGTCCACTTCTGTTGGACGTGACCAGTTGATGGTGTTGCTGAAGCCCTGGGAATCAATCGCGGTTCCGGTCTGGTTCCCCACGGTTTGAATTCCGGCTGGCTTCACTTCAAAGATTTTGTCCACGATTTCCTGGGCGTCCCCACCGTTTACCACGGCTTCGAAGCTGTGCGGCGGACGGCCATCAATGTCTGTGACGTCGGTTTCATTTTCAAACACGATGACATCGGTGACATCAGTCAATCCCAGCAAGCGCGCGCGAATGGCTTCCACTGTTGCGGCACCGGCGACCTGAAGCGTTTCTTCACGGCGTTCCCGAAGTTCGGCATCCGTTTCGGTATTGCGTCCCAGGATGGCGTCTTCAGGGTTTCGCGTGGAAGTCAATCCAGTCACAGGTGTTTCAATCACGGTCAACGTGTAGGCGTTCGCCTGTGTCGGTCCCGTTGATTCGGCGGTCATCGACACCACGCCTTGTGGCACACCTTCCGTTGATGTCGCCACTGTTGCCGTCACAGGATTTGATCCGTCGGACAGCGTGTTGGATGTGATGACCAGCGACGGATGATTTTGTTTTCCGTCGGCACCGGCGAACGTCACAGTGAATCCACCGGCCATGGTTCCGCTGACGGTGATGCCGCCACGGTTTGCCAAGGCGTTCAGCGCGGTTTGAACCTGGGCGTTTGTCGCGTTGAATGGAAGCGCGGAAGTTTCATCAGATAAATATGCGATCTTCCATGATCCCGACACCGGCACCGCACCAAATGAAATCGTTTGGACTTCATCGGTTCCGGCCACCAATGTCACATCGGCATCCGTGACAAACCTGGCGGAAGCGTTTCCGTTGACCGAAAAGATGGTTCCCGTGGGGACCAGCGTTCCGGCGGTTCCGAACAAAAGCTGTTGCACCATTCGCGACGCCTGGGCGGACCGCCTGGTGATTCCAGTGATGGCCACCACGTTGTCCAGGGCGGCGCCTTCAGCGGTGTCTGGATACTGTGAATTGTAAACGTCTTCCGCAAGTTCCCACAAAAGGCTTTCACGTTCAGCCAGGATGCCGACAAGCTGTCCGAACACCGACTGTTCCGTCAGGTTGATTCCAGGTCCGAACGCCGTCTTCAGCGCGTCTTCGATTTCAGACTTGATGTCTGACAGCCGCTTCCGTTCAAACCCTTCACCTGACAGTCCGAATGCCATAGCTATATCCCCAACAATTCTTCAAAGTTGATGACACCAGTTGTCACCCTGACTTTGAAATCAAGGCGAAGTTTTCTGGTGCCATTGTTGAAATCCAAGTTGAAATCCAACAGTTCCAACACGCCTGGTGTCTGAATGATTTCATTTTGAAACACACCAGCAATGATGGACGGGTTCGGATTCTTTTTCAATATGTTCTGGTAATACGGCACACCAACGGCGGTGTTCAGAAACCATTCACCAAGGAAGGTCCGAAGGCGTTGCTGGACATGCTGGCGGACGGCGTCTTCGGCGTCGGTCAACACCAGGTCGCCGTTCGCCACAATCACGTCACCACTTGTCTGATCCAATTTCAAGTCAGCCATATCACGTCACCGGTCCACCGGTGCCACTGACCGGTAACATTGTTCCGTCAACAAAACTTCCAGCCGCCACTTCTGCATTCATCGCGAAATCGTCATACAGTTTTTCTATGGCCTTTTTCCAAATGTTTTCCAATTGTGTAGGCGTCACCGCTGTTCCCGCTGGAATCGTGGCGGCTTCAGCCGCGATGGCTTGCGCGATTTGTGCGCCTGTGACTGTGAAACTCAATGCCATATCACACCACCAACTTGTCCACGCGGGACTTGATTGCCGTGAAGTCCGACTTGTTCACCGGCGGCTGTGGTCCCAGCATCGTGTTTGTCAGAATGGCTTCACAGGCCGTCACCAAGTCCTTCACAATCTTCACAAGTTCTTCCCCGTCGGTGCCCTTCAGTTGAAACTTCCCGCCAGGCTGAAGCCTGAACTTCGAAGTTTGATTGATCACCCACAGGCTTGTGTTGTCTTCAATTGTAGCCGAATTTGAAAAAGCATACCCGCCAGGAATTGCGAACGCATCGGACAGGTGAAATTTTCTGGCGTCTTCGGGATCAACCTGGCCACCGCTGGACAGCCATTTGTCCAGGGACCGCTGGCTGAAGATCAACAGGACGGTGTCACCCACAGCAATGGGCATGTGGACAATTGATTGACCGGCGCGCGGATGCGCCACCGGAACATTGGGGATCACCGGAAGGCTGACCACTTCACCGGTCTGATACTTCTTTTTCAGGGCTGGCTGGACGTCAGCCTGTTGTTTGGCGTGGTCATACCTGGTCACGATGCCTGGCAAACATGTGTTCACCTGGGACAAATTGAAATCAATGGCGCGCTGGATCACGCTTTCAATGTTCGGTGTTTCCTGGCCGGTCGGTTTCAAAGCCATGTCATTCCACTTCCAGTGTTGAATACCATTCCTGACCGTGGGTGTCGCCTTCATGCGTCACCTTCAGAATCCTGAATGTTCCTTTGATGAACTTAGATTCCACCACCACGGCCTTGCCTGGTTTGAATTTCGGCTGAAGCAATGACTTGATTTCCAAGCCCTTGTCCTTCTTTTTGGGTGAACTGATCATCCCAGTGGCCGCCGACAACAGGACCGATTCTTCGGACAGCGTGGACTTCTTTTTGATGATTTGAAGCTGGCCGTCCTGGATGGACCATTCCAGGTCATAGCCTTCCGTCAGTTGATCCAACACCGAACGGATGGAACCGCTGGCCACAAATCCGTTCTGAAAACTTTTGTTCGGGATGCCCGATTGTTCACCGGCGCCCAGGCCGAACTTCCCGCCAACGGTTGACAGTATTTGTGACAAGCCGGTCCCTGGTCCGAAGCTGACGTCCACATTTTTGTCACGGTATGCGTTTTCACCGTCGCCACATTCGAAGTCCGTCACCCAATCGGAACCGGATTCCGATGTCAGGGCGCGCTGGACGTCCCCCACAAATACGTTTTCAAGCTGGCCACCGTATCCGGCGGACAACGTGATGATGTTGCCTGGCTGTTCGGACAGCGTTCGGGAATCCAGTGTCAGGTTCCAAATGGAAATGTTGGCTTTGTTCGGTGCGGATTCCGACGTCTTTTCAACCTTGAACTTCACCCGAAGTCCGCTGACAAGTTTGCCATTCTGTCCGATGGGACCGAAGACAACCTGGGAACTTCTGTCAAAAAGTTCATTCGACATCAGGCGCTTTCTTCATACATCAGGACAACGCCTTCACCGAAGTTGTCCAGGTTTGGATTGTCGCCGGATTCCGTGGTGTCAATCACCGCGAATTTTCCAGGCGGAAGTTTTGTGTTTGCGTACTGGCGAAGCGGAAGCCATCCGGTCAACAGCTTCACGCCGTTCAAGATCGGTTCTTTGTTGACGTCACCGATTGACATCACCCATGCGTTCATCCTGGTGTTGAACGTGAATGACAACGTGTAGACCGTCCCTTCCAAATCAATTTGGAATTCATAGGCCGGAAGATCATGACGGACTGGAAGTTCAAGCGATGCCATCAGGTGTTCCCCGAAAAGATTGATTTTGACAACGTCTTCAACAAACTTTTTCGCTTGCCTTCATCGGCAATCTTTGTGGATTGCTTTCCGATGTTCGACTTGCCGCCGCCACTGGCGAACACCGACGCCTGAAGTTTTCCAAGTTTGACGGTCTGGCTTTCCACGATTTGAATTTGCTGAAGCTGTGCGCTGAATCGGACCGCGCGTCCCGTCGCGGAATCCTTGGGGAACGTCAGTGACGTGATCACAAAATTGTTGGCGTATTCCTTTTTCAGACTGGGCGCCGCGATGTTGAACACCTTGCGTTCATTCAGAAGTTCAATCAGGGCATCCCGAATGGCTTCAGCTTTGTTCTGTGCTTTGATCAGGATATTGGCGCCAAGGCCACCGGCCACCGATCCGATTTCCCCACCAAGGGTTCCACCGATTCTGGAACCCACGGCACCAGCCGCCGACGTGATCAATCCACGGGCTGATTCTTCCAGGGTCAACGGCGTTTCACTGGCGATACCTTCCATCGAAATGGTGACGTTCTTCACTCGGATGTGGTCACTGACATCAGGTCCGTCTTCTACCGGATGTTGCGTGACTTCCGCGCTGAACGTCGGCGTGATGTTCATCGTGACATCCACCACCAACAATTGAATGCCTTTTGAATTTTCAAAGATTGTTCGCTGTGGGACCACTCCGGTCAGAATTGAAAGCAATGCCATCAGTATGCCACCCCACCTTGGAAAGCCCTGTCAGCACCACGCATGGTGGCACCAGACACCCCACCGGCCACGCCGGATTCCACAGCCTTTGCCGCCTGTCCTGGTGCCAGCCCACCGGCGTTCACCTGGATCGGCGCATTGACGGAAACATTTTGGGTGTTCGCCTGGTTCATGCCTGGGCGAAGTGACGCGCTTGCCATGTTCGAAGTCACGGACAACGCGGTCCCGACCTTCCCAAGTATCGGTCCCAGGACGCCACCGATCTTGTCCAAAACTGTCCCAATCGCGCTGAACAGCGGGGACAAAAAGTCATAGATGGCCTTGCCACCCTTCATCAAAATGTCGAACCAAATCATCAGGCTTTGAATCGTGGCCTGGACGGAAAAGCTAACAAAGTCAAACACGCCCTTCAGAAACTTGAAGGCGTTCGGGAATTCCGTTTTGATGATGTTCACCAGGTCGCCGAAGAATGAATCCCCGCCCTGGAAGAACGTCACGATGTCTTCGATGATCAGGCCGACAAGCGCAATGGCCGCACCGATTGCAATCGGGATGGCAAGCGCGGCGATGTTTGCCGCCGTGAACGCGGACACAAGTCCCCACACCGCAACAGTCATGGCGCCAATTGCCTTCAGGACAATGCCAGCCGCAAGGACACCGGCGATGATGGACAACACCTTCATCACACGTTCGAATCCACCGAACAGCTTGATGAAGCCCTTCGCCGACGTCACCAATGCCTTGAAAAAGTTCCAGGTGAAACGGACATATTTGCCGAGTTCCTTGAAGGCCACACCCAAGCCTTCAACAATTTCAGCCCTGTTCAACGCGACAAACTGTGAAAATTCTTTCAACAGCGGACTGATGATGGGAATCAGTTGATTCCCAATTGCGTTTCGGACACCGGTGATGGCACCCATGGCGCGCTTCAAGTTGTCATTGAATTCATTCGCCGCTTCAGCCGCTTCCTTGCTGAACACAAGTCCAAGCGCGTCGGCTTCCGTCATCATTTCACGGATGCCAGCGGAACCCTGTTTCAACATCGGAAGCATGTTCTGACCAGCGCGTCCGAACACCTTCATGGCAAGCGCCGTCTTTTCAGGTCCGTCAGGAAGGTTTTGGAAGCGGTCCGCCAGTTCCAACAGCGTTTGATCAGCGCCCTTCAGTTGACCGTTGGCACCACGAACGCCTACACCCAGCTTGCGGAACGCATCGGCGGCATCACCGCCACCCTTGCTGGCTTCCACCATGTTCTTCGCCAGGAACTTCAGACTTGTTTGGAATTCTTCATGGGACAGGTCGGCCATGTGCGCCGCGTGTGACAACCGTTGAAGCTGTTCGACTTCGATTCCGGTTTTGATGGATGCCTTCAATGCCTCTTCACCGGCATCAGCCGTCAGTTTGGCAAGTCCGAACATCGCACCAGCGGCGGCGGCCATCGAAGCGGCGACACCGGCCACACTGACGCCCAGCCCTTTCATGGCCATGTTCGCGTCTTCCAAGGGTTTTGTGTTGATGTCAAAACCCCAGGTTGTGACCAGTTCCTTGACCGTTGCCATCAGCGCCTTCCTTGTCGGCCTTCACGCTTCATCCGGTCCATCATCCGGCGTTCCGCGTCTTCCTGAAGGTCCAGGACTTCATTGGCATCCAGCAAGTCATACATGTTCCAGGAACTTTCAATTTCCTGAAGCGTTGCAATCCCCGCCAGAATCGGACGCCAAACAATCCAAATCAGGTGTTCGGGGACTTTGATTTTTTCTTCAGGGCTTCCACCTGTCCCTTTTTTGACAGAAGTCCTGAAAAAAAATCCCCGTACTGGAACACCAGAATTTCCTTCAACAGCAGAAACAAGTCATTGAACCGTCCCTGAAAGTGGGCATCAAATACCTGGTTCACTGGCATCCCATCGAAATGGGCGCATTTCATCAGGTCTTTGATCAGGTTCAGGACTTCATCTTCATCGGCCTTTTCCGCCAATGCCTGGATCATTTTTGGAAACACTGATTCGGCTTCCTGATCCAAGGAACCCGCGGCCATGCTGACTGGAACGCCAATCAGTTTGAAAAGCCGTGTGAAGTTCTTTACAGCCGTTGATGCGACAAATTGTTGGACATGGTATTCATGTCCACCAACTTCAATTCGTTTGTCATATAGCATATTTTATTTTCCAACTAATTAGTTCCCAGCTTCAAGGATGACCAGGTTGTCTGTTTCCAGAACCCATTCGCGTTCAGCGGATTCATTTCCGTGTGCGGCGGCGGGTGGTTTCACAACCCAAGCCTGTTCAGCCGAATACAAGCTGTTTCCGCTGTTGTCCTTCACCAACACCGGCACCAGTCCGTTGTCCGCAAGTTCATCAGCGATTCGGAAGCCGTCCAGGACGGCATTGGATTCACTGGCCTGTTGAAGCCGAAGCGTGACCTTGCCGGAACGGTTGTTCGACTTGGACCGCGTGGCTTCGCCTTCGGCGCCCACCTGAAGCGTCCAGGAATCTTCATTCCGTTCGACCGTCACGGCGTCGCCTTCCGCAAAGCCCGTGATTTGACGGCCACCGACGATGACCGCCACTTGTTTGAAGTTGTATGTTTTCAATGCCATTGATCATTCCCCCAATTAGACGGAAATCGTTCCGTTGACTTCAACCTTGTGAACCGCACCGGCCACCTGGAAATCGAAGTTGACGTCAGGAAGCAAGCGCGCGCCGCGATTCGCGACCGACACAGCCGACACCTTTGGAACCGTCACGGTGTATTTCGGATCAGGGCTGATGCCACCGACACGTTCACCCATTTCCAGAACCTTGCGGACTTCGCCTTCAATGATGGCCACACCGGCGTCCGTGTATGGAATCTTTTCCAAATTCACAAGACGGCTATAGATGGCTTCCTGAATGCGCGCCACAACCCAGTCAATGAACCGCGTGACGTCAATGAATTCACCCTGTGCCATGGTGCCGTTCCGCGTGATGGAAACGCCACCAATGGTTTCATAGGTGTTGACGTTCTTCCCGTGTGCCGCCGCCGCCTGACCACTGGTCAGGTTGTCAGCCGCGATGCCAGCCAAGGTCTTGAACATCCAGGTTTCGCTTCCTGGATCATCGGGAAGAACGCGCCCAGCCCATGCGGCATCGGGGAACTGTTCTTCATCTTCACACCACAACAAAGCGGTGCGCACATAGTTCAAAGCCTTCAGGTCTGAACCCAGGTCCGTTGTGGAACCCGTGATCACACTGGCTTCATCCGAACGACAAATGAAAATCTTCCGGCGTTGTTCGATGTCGGAAGCCGCGTTCATGATGTCGTCTTCGGCGTTGCTGGTCAGAATCAGGCAATACCAGTCATCGTCTTCATCCACCACGGCGGCAAGGTCTTCAATCACGCCGACGTTGGCGGTTGTCAGAACAGCCGTCAGGTTTGTTCCAACGGCGTATGTGAAGCTGGTTCCGGCGACATCAGCCGTCAACACAACATCATCACCTGTGCCAGCCGAAGCCGTGACGGGATCACTTCCGGCGTTCACCGCCGCAATCAAGCCCGCCTGGATTTCCGCACCTGTTGCCGATCCATCGGACAAATAGGTGTAGGCGTTTCCGTTGATGGTGATGCTATATGAAAAGTTGTTCACCACGGCTGGCGTCACGGTCACAACCTGTGCGACCTTCGCCAGTCGGCGTCCGATCTTCACTTTTTCAGGAACCTTTTCCTGGCTGAAGTATTTGACCGCCGCCTTGTATTCGGCATCACTGGTCAGAAATCCGGCGTCCAGCATTTCGGCGGCGTCGGCGTATTCTTCAACACGTCCGGCGAACCGTGTGTGTTGTCCCAAAATCAGCGCGACACCGAACCCCGCCTGTGTGACAGACTTTGTTCCTTTGGTGATGCTGACATCAACAATCGTTTCCAAACCCATTTTGTTTCCCCCTCAAATCAAGGCGTGTTGATGACAATTGTGGTGCCTTGCACCTGTTCCGTCAATTCGACGTCTTCAATTGTCCCCACATCCGCGTCAGTTTCAATATCTTTTCCATACAACGTGACATCCATTTGATGTCGGCTTTCAAATCTGTTGTCCAGCCCTGTGGTCAAGTCCTGGATTTGTCCGGCCTGGACAATCCCGATGCCATCAGCGGCCAGCGTTTCAATCACGGTCGGCTTGTCGGTGGATGTCTGAAGTCCAGACAACAAAGCCAGGGAATCCGCGCCGAACGCATTGACGGACAGCGTGAATTGGCGAAGCCCTTGAACAGAAAATTCACCAGGGGTGTCCTGGCGAAGATCATCGGTTCCCAGCTTCAGTGGACCTGAAATCAGCTTCAGACCGATATACGGCCTGGGTGGTCTGACTTCTGACTGGTCCATCCAAATCACAGTCACGTCGGTTTCAGTCTTCACCCAATTGTATAGGGCTTTTTTCAGCGTGGCAAAATCAATCATGCGCTTGTGATGTTCACCGCGTGTGATCCGCTTGCGGCCACCATATAAATGGCTTCAACGGGAACCAGGTGCGGTTCCCATTCTTCGCCGTCCCGTAGTTCGATGCCTTCGGTCGCGCTGTGCGCCGAACCCAGCTTGATGTACAGCGACGGTCCACCGGCGGACTTGTGTTGAATCCGCAAATACCGCCTGTTTTGATCAGCCGCCAGCTTCAGCGCGCTAACTGTGGTGACGGTCACATCGGTCATTGTCATGTTGACGCCCATAGGTTCCCCCTCAAATCATCCCGCCTGTGGCGGTTCATCGTTTCTGTTGTCCCGAACAAGTATGACCTTGAAATGTGTCAGGGACAAATGGTTTGTCCAGTCTTCAACTTTTCTGACCTGGTAGTCTTCGCCGTCGATACACACCAGGTCTGAAGCCAAGGTCCGGCCTTCATTCCCCACCAACAGCTTGGCGTCCGTGTATATCTTCCTGACGTCTTTGAAGCGGTCGCCTTCCGGCAACAGAAGGAAGTCGCGTTCCATCATGGGCTGAAGACTTGCCGTGATTTCAAATGATTGCCACTTGCCGTCACGCCACATGCCGTCGATGTAGGCGCCAGGCGTGGTCATTCTTTTGACCGTCAGTTTCTTCCCGAATGGTCCCCTGATCACCGTCATGACTTGTTCACCACTTCATACTGAATGGAATTCCGAAGCTGGCCGGTGTCAATCAGCGGTTTGTCCGATCCCTTGGCGTCAATCGTTGACTGTGCCAGGGCTGGCCACGCGGGATCACCTTCAGTGATCTTCTTTTTGATTGCCGCCTGAATCCGAAGTCCCAACAGTGACAACGCCTTGAACGTGGACATCCCGTTGAAGATGACTTCATTGCGAAGCCGCTTGGTTTCGGCCACCAGTTCGGCTTCCTTTTCGGACATCGTGGTCCTGATGAACGGGCGTTCCGGTGTGCGTTCCGTCCCGAATTCATGGAAGGTCGCCACCTGTGCCACAGTCAGCCCAGCGGCGGTTCCGATGTCAGTCTGTTTGTCACCAGCGGATTCCAGAACACCCACCTTGACATAGGGCTTGGCTTCCAAAGTCTTCAGCCTTGCCATGATCCCAGGCGTCAGGTCTTTCAGGACTTTGGTTTCGCCTTTGAATTTCATGTGCAAAGCGGCGTGATCACCAGTTCTTTTCGAAGCTGGATGAACCACTTCCCATAGGATGTTCCCATCAACGTGTCATTCGCGTCACCGGCGGCGTATGACCTGGACAAGTCCCCGACCTTTTCGGACGTCACTGGTCCCACGCCAGCGCCACCGCTGTTCGCCATTGTCATCAGGTGGGCTGTCATGACAGCCACACCCAATTCATACTTGTCACCCCACACCGATTCATTGACGGAAAGTTTCGCCAAATCAATGAACAGTTCAATTCTGGCATCACTTTCACTTGCCAGTTCTGGTGCAATGATTTTCACATGTTCGGTGTCGGCAACAAAAGCCATTTAATTTTCCTTTGGTGTCCGGTATTCGGTCGGCGCACCCAACAGTTCATGTTGTTTCTTCAGCGCCTTCACAACGGCTGGGCGCTTTTCGGTCTTCATCCAGACATCCAACAGTTCGACATCAAGGGTGTCTTTCACAACCTTGACGGCATCCGCTGGCTTCAATCCGTTCAAAACTTTGTCGGCTGGAACCTTCACGTCTTCCGTCAGGACTTCCAGCTTGCCTTCATCCATCCAGACCTTCACGGTGGGATGCGTTTCAACCTGTTCCCAAAACTGTCCAGGCACATCATTGACGCCTGGCTTCATGACCAGGACTTGTCCCGACTTTTCTTTGGAACCAAACCCCAAAACGGTGGGCGTATTGTTTTTGATAAGCATATTTTTCCTTCCTTTCATTTCACCATACATGAACGGCGGGGAAGGGCAATACCTTCAACCCGCCGCCATGGTTGTTCACGATGAAAGGAACTTAGATTCCTTCAGCTTTCGCCAGGCTGAACGGGTAATAAATGATCAACCCGCCACAGCGCATGTGACAAGGAACCACAAATTCAAGGTTCCGCTGTTCGACGTCAAGCTGTTCGAAGTCTTGTGGGACTTCCAAGGTCAACATGTCGGGATCACGCTTGTACGCAATCGCGACATCCAGACCGCCGGTTCCCGCGCCATCGAGTTCCGACACCCATTCCACCTGTTTGATGTATGGGCTGGTTTCCAGGAAGAACTTCAACACAGTCATGTTGGAATCCACGCCGACCTTTTTGGTGGCAATCAAGTTGTATTGCTCGATTGGCAACAAAAGGGTGTCCGGTGTGTGGACGCCTTTGCTGTTTTCGATGACCGCGTTGGCAATAGAATGAAGGTCACGGATGATTTTGTCCGCGTCCTTCGATGCAAACGTGGTGGCGGCGCCCGTTCCGTCAGCCGGAAGGACCACAGCCGGAATGTTGCTGTTCGACAAAAGGCCAGGCAAATTGTTGTCAGCGTCACCACTGAAAGCAATTGCGTTTTCCTTTTGCATCGCGGCGCGCTTGGCGGCGTTGGCGCGGCGCTGTTCAAGCGATTTGCCAGCCATCTTCGAAGCGCGGACTTCCTGAAGGCTGTAGCCATAGGACATCCCGATGGACTTCACCGAACTGATGAATTCCTTGCCCTTGACGTCAGCGCGTGGAAGGTCATCAGCATATGAACTGATCAGCTTGGCGGCGCCAACCTGGTCATATTGTTCATAGCGGATGGTTTCCGCACCAGGACCGGCATCACCCGAAACTGGGAACAGTTTGCGGGCTTTCAGTTCTGGATACAGGACGTCATACGCCTTCGCCTTGGTTGATTCCAACTGGCGAAGGAAGAACACCGTTTCATCGGCGTCCATGTTGTTGAATTTCTTGACACTCATTTTTCAATCCCCCTCAATTTTCTACAGGTTGAATTCGACAACAGCCAAGCCGTTTGCCGAAGCGCCAGTCAAATACTTCGCGCCAGCAAGCGGTGCGCGTTCCGAAGTTCCCGTGGTGTCACCGAACGATCCAACACCGTTGCCGCCAGCGGCATACCGGACATGAACCGTGGAACCCACAGTCACAGTTTCTTCAACCTTCACCCAAGCGCGGCCTTTGCGAAGGACCGGAATTTGGGATTTGGCTTCCCATTGTGCAACGCCCGAAGCGTTCTGTTCAACCGTTTGGCTGGACAATGCAAGTCCAAGCGCCTTGGTGACATCAGTGATGTCAGCCGAAGCGGCTGGAAGTTTGCATTCATCATCACCAGTTGACCGCACAACAAACTTGCCGAACGCAACAGCGTCAGCGGGATTGTTGAAAGACAACACATCATTTTCACCGGCATCATAGAGCATTCCCTCTTTTGCCACCGGCTGGTTCAGACTATAGCTGGTCTGCGACATTTTCTATTTCCCCCTTTTGGATTTTTATTTTTCAGCCTTCACGCTGGACAATGGTTGTTTCCATCCGTCCATCGAATTCTGAATCATTTTCTTTCTTGCTTCATCAGCCGATGAATCGGAACCACCATCAGGTGTTTTCGCCCCACCGATCTTCGCCAACTTTTTTTCGCTGGCTGAAAGAACTTCCAACACGCTGTCAAAACGCGCGTCAACGTATTCATCAGACTTGCCGTCAAACACAACCGTTGGGTGATAAGACTTCACAACGGCTTCCTTGACTTGACGGTCAGTCATGTCATCAAACTTTGGCTGTTCGCCTTGGCAATGCTTTTCAGCGGTGCGGATAAGTTCCACGCGCGCCTTCACCTTTTCGGTGATTGCCGCTTCATCAGTCTTCACTTCCTTGGCTTTTTCTAGTTCAGCCGTGGCGGTGTCGAACTTCGCTTGAAGCGAATCCATTGCCTTCTTTTGTTCACACATGTCAGCCATAGCCTTTTCTTTTTCGGCTTTCATGGCTTCCATTTCCTTCATCTTCCCGTCCATTTCGCCCTTCATGGCTTCCATTTCGGCCATGTGGGCTTTCAATGCGGCGGCAAGTTCGGGTGCCACTTCAAATTCTTTGCCACCCAACATGATTTTTTCCATTTTGATTTCCCCTTTTTTTTCAGTTTCAAATTCATCCAGAACCGCATCAGCCGCATCCAGGTGAATCTTCACCGAAGGTCCAGCGCGTCCACGGTCCACAATGGCAAGGTGATTGTATTCAATATTTCGCTGAATGACATCGAATTCTTCGCCGTCGAACACACCGGACTTTTCTTCCAGTTCGCAAGTATATCCACAGGACACCTGTGTCTTCCCGCGTTCCAATGCTTCGATGGCGCCTTGATCAAACACCGTCACCAATGTCTTCAAAAATTTGTCTTCGCGTTCAACGGTGTCATGTGTCCAGCCAACGGTGAATGGTTTGGTGTTGGCGCTGTCCAGCATTTCACGCGGGTGATCCATGGTGACTGGAACACCGGCCAGGCTTTGCATGGATTCTTTTTTGAACACTTCATCGGGAAGCCGAAGTTCGCGAAGTAAAGAACCGTCAGCCTTGCGATACTTGAACACACCGGTTCGCGTCGCGAAGGCGGGCGCCCGCACATAGCCCTGGGCTGTGCGTTCCGCGTCTTTGATTTCCCTGATGTCAAATCGTTTCACTTTCATGTGTCGTGTCTGCAATTGTTCACGGATTCTTTGATGGCGTCAAGTCATTCGGTGTCTTCGGCTTCGAAGACGGGTTCCGCATAGCATCGACAATTGATGTCTTCGCCTGGATGTCCGGTGTCGTTTGGTGGATCGGACCACTCGAAAACCTTTCCGTTCTTTTCGGCGTGGCTTTCACGGACGCGGTCATCACCGGCTGTGATCCAGCGATATTTTTGGACACCAAGTTCGGTCTGGCGAAGCATGGTCAACTGGCCGTTCAGCTTGCTGGTCTGGTCCCTGGCGATTCGCGCCGCCTGGGAATCCGTGACGTCAAACTGTGCGCTGATGTCTTCCGCCATGGCTTCCCACCGGCGGCCTTGTCCGAATCCCGTGGAAACAATTTGGTTCACGTTGTTCAAAAATTTGTCTTCGATTGTTTTGATCAGGCTGACGTTGCGGTCCGCGAATGTCGCCATGACTGGCCGAAGCCATGGTTCGGTCAAAAAAATGTCCACACCCAGGACGCGCTTGAACTGTTCTTTCATGGCGCGCTTTTGAAATTCACTGACGTCACGTCCAGTGTTCAATGCCATCCTGGCCAGTTCGGCATCGGTCCACTTGCGTCCCATGCCCACCTTGATTCCGTTGATGATGCGGATCAGGTCTGATGCCCAGTCATCGGTGCGCTGTGTGACCTGGTCTGGAAGCGTTTGCCTGGCATCGGCTTCCAGGGCTGGCATCCGACGGATCAACTGGTCTTCTGTCATCTTCTGAAGGTCGGCGGTGAACTGAAGCAAGTCCCGCGTGTATTGTCTTTCAACGCTGTTGGGATACTTCTGACGCGGTGGGCGCTTCAGCTTTTTCCCCTTGGGGACCAGGCGTGTGACATCCAGGTCCATTCTGACAAACAGTTCCTTCATGTGATTTTTTCTGACAGCCGTTTGTTCCCCAGGATGACGGCCTTCCAGACTTCCTTCTGTTGTTCTTCGGGAAGCGGTCGGACAATCGAACCCAATACCCGCAACACTTCACGGATTTGATTTTTGTTCATGCCGTTCTTCGCGCCTGGGTGATTCGCGATTGATTCAGCCAGCGTCCGAATCGTGATCACGGCTGACCACCACCAGTCACATCAGGCGGCTGAACCCCTGTTGGTTTGAATCCTGTTCCCGCATTGGACAACACGGCTTCCGCCTGTTCCCGTGTGAACTGGAACGCCGACATGGCAATGGCAATTCCCGATTCCCTTGGAATGTTTCCAAAGGCGACACCCTGGACAAGCCCGACAAGCGCCTGGACCTGTGCGCCGTTCAGCGCGGTCTTCTGAAGGTTTTCGGTTCCAGCGGTTTGATCCGGCTGTCCTTCTGTTGCTGGCATGTCTGGCTGTTCCACAAGTTTCTTTGATGGTTCAGGCATTGCTTCAATTGTGGTTTCATTGCTGTATTTGTCACCACCGAATCGGCTGTCACGGATTTCAGCGGAATCCAACACACCAATTTCAAAATAGACCTGGTCAGTCTGTGCCTGTTTGTTCCGAAGTTCCACCACTTCCTTTTCATCCATTTGCCACAACGGATTGAAGTCAATGTCCCATCCTTCAGGCAACACAATCCCTTGTCCCATCGCAATGTGTGACAAAAGCTGGCGAAGGCGTGGCTTCAAATATGTCTTTTGCTGGCTGGCAACGTGGTCATACCAGGCCAGAACGGTTGAATTCCCAGTGGCATTTGATCCGCTTGGCGATTCACCCAACAGGATGGTGTGCGGCATGTCGGTCCCAGCCACCAAACGCTTTGCCAACATTTCCAACAGTTCTTTCAGACCGGCAACCGAACCGGACTTGTATTCAAAATCTTCCCCTTCGGCGTCCACGATGACAGCCCTGGTGATTGACCTGGCAAGGTCCACCAACTGAAGGCGCTTGATGACGTCCTGGTCATTCCCCTGGGCGATTGCATCAGCCAAGTTTTTGATTTTGAAAATCCCGATTCTGAAGTCCGCGACAATGGCGGCGGCTGAATCATGGCTTGTGGTGTAGTTCATGATTGCGTTCTGAAGTTTGTTCAACACGCTGTCATGCCAATATTGATTGTTAATGAACTGACGTTCTGGAAGTTCGGCGCCGTCAAACCGGACAAGGCGTGTGGCGTGAATCTTTTCTGAAAGGTTTTCAGAAGACTGACGCGGCTGGAATGAATACACGGTGGGAAGTCCAAACCCTGGCTTCCGAAGGTCGCGCTGAATGTATGTGTATTCTGGATACAGTTCCCAACGGCTGAACACTGACAATCCCATGACTGGTGTCGCCTGAACCAATGGCTTTGAAAGGTCCGCGCTTTCCGAAGTCACCATGAACAAACCTGATCCGCCATACAGTCTGGCGTATTTCCAAGCCTTCAGAACATGTTTGTTGCCTTCAAGTTTTTCGTATTCCTTCAGGACTTGATCACTGATTTCGGGTTCAACGCCAGTCAGTTTGAATCCGGCGCGAAGCCCTTCATTCGGAAGGGTGTCAACAATCTTCCCAGCGGTGTCATCGCTTGCGTATAGTTCTTCAGCATCGGTTTCGGTCATCCGCACATAGGACGCCACGGCATTGGTTCGCTTGTCTTTTGATTGAAGTCCAAGCCCAGTGATTGCGTTGATCCATCCGTCCACGTTGAATTTTTTCATCAGTCAAAATTCCTTTTTCACAAGTGTACCATTTTCTGAAGGCTGTATCCCCCGCCATCAGACATCCGAAGCAAAGCCTGTGTGGTCACGTCAACCTGGTCATCATGTGCCATGTTCGGGAACCCCACCAGTTCTTCGATGTAGTCGTTCACCCAGTTTGCCAATGATGGATCAGGAATCAAAACATTTCCAGCTTCAAACATCGGTGACACGGACTTCAACCGAAGTTCTTTTGACACTTCGGGCTGATATGCGATGACGCCCTGAAGTTCGCGTTTCAGTGTTGCGATGGCCGCCGGACCGTTCGCCTTGTCTTCCACAACAATGGGAATCATTTTGGCTTTTGATTGATGTTTGGCTTTGAACGCCCTGATGGCCTGAATGGTTGTCGGGAAGTCCATGCGGTCGCGGACCTGGTCAATCAGGAACCGTTCGGCGCCTTGCTTCCCCCACAACTGACCGACAACAAAGTCAGACCGGTCGGTCCCCTTGAAGGACAAATCCCAATGGATTTCAAACTGGTTCAGCTTCGGAAGCTGTTTCCAGAATCGCAACCAGGCGCGCTGGATCAGTGTGCCTTCGGCTGGGCGCGGGTTCTGTTGATACAGGGCTTCAAATTCACGGGTGCCCAGGGTTTGCTTTTTCGCCAACAGGTTTTCCAGCGGCCAGTGTTCCGGCCACAGGGCTTTGTTGTCAGGGCTGATGGCCGGAAGGGACAACACTTCCCACTTGTCGGCGTCAGGGCTGGCCAGGATGCGTCCCGCAAGGTCACCTTCATGCCACCTGGTTTGGATCAACACAATGGCACCGGAAGGCGTCAGGCGGGTTTCAGCCACGGATGCGAACCAGTCAAACAGGCGGCGCTGTTGACCAGGGCTGGATGCGTCCACCTGATTTTTGTGCGGATCATCAATGATGAACACGTCGGCGCCGCGTCCCGTGATGGCGCCCATCGCACCGACGGCGAAGAATGAACCACCCCTGGTGGTCCCGAATCTTTGCATGGCGTCATTGTCCTGGCGGATTCTGGTCCCAGGGAACGGGATGGAATACAGGGGATCATTCATCAAGTCCCTGATCTTCCGACCGTGGTCATCCGCGAATTCCTGGGCGTATGTGGAAAAGATCAAATTTTTTTCTGGGTTCCTTCCGAAGAACCACGCGGGGAACAACACGCTGGAATGTTCTGACTTGCCATGCCTGGGCGGCATGAACACCATCAGCCTTTTGATTCTTCCGGCTTCCACGGCCTGAAGTTTGGCGGCCAGTCTGTGAAGGTGATCAGCCTGGATGTAGTTCGGACGCATCAACACGCCGAACGGAACCAAATACTTCCTGGGAAAAAGCGGATTGATTTTCATTCCTGTTCATCGTGTTCAGCGGCCTTCAGTGTGGCCTTCGCCATGGCCATTGCCTGTTCCTTCGAAACTTCCTGAACCTGGATCGGTTTGCCGTCGGCGCCCGTGTGTTCGATGGTCTGACGTTCACGCCATTCCTTCGGTCTTCTGTTCATCAACCAGAACCTTGCGGCCTGTGTGTCCGGCGGATAGTGTTCAACGTATTCCTCTTTGATCACAACGCCTTCGGATTGCATGATTTTCACGGCTGGATGTGTGTATCCCAACGCCCGTTGGAACAGGCTTGCTTCCACCAAATCATCAGCCAATTCCTTGGCTTCCTTGATGGACACCGAAAAGCCGATGTCCTGTTTCTTCCAAAGATTCAGGGTGGTTTCGGTGATGCCGGTCAACTTGGCAATTTCTTTGTCTGTTCTTCCCTTTGCGGCCAGGTCAAGGATTGCCTTCAGTATCGCGTCATTTTTCTTTGTGGGTCTTCCCTTTTTTCGCTTGGGTGTTGTGTCATTTGGCATCACTTCACCTGTTCAACTTTTTGTCTTTGCGTCCGAAGTTTCATGGACAGCGTGGTCCTGTTCATTCCCAGGATGTGCGCGGCATGGCGCTGGTTGTTCTGTGTTTTTTCCAGGGCTTCCTGGATCAGCTTTTCTTCGATGGCTTTCAAGGCCATCTTCAAAGTCATTCCGTTGATTTGAAGGTCTTCCAATTTGATTTGCATGGCGACATTGTCAGGTCAAATCTTTGTCGGTGTCAAGTTCCACGGGGAACACGAGTGGACCAGGGAACCCATGAATGACAGCCGTGGTCATGCTTTCAGACCCGAAGAAAGGATGGCTGGTCCCCTGGTCCGGCTTTCAGCTTGGTGTGATTGTCTGATGGATTCGCGAACGGATCAAGGTGTGGGATTTTTGAACAATGGTTGATGGTTGATGGTTTACTGTAAACCTTTGTTCAATACACAAAAGTCACGGTTTGTTTCAGTAGTTATTACCAGCACAATGTTGGCAATTCATATCAGGTTCAAGTCCGCCTGGGTTGTACCAGACCGGCCTGTGACCGCCTGACCTTGCGCATAGCCAAACTCCAAGCCGATGAAACCCGTGATCTTCAAGCCATTCGACAATTCTTTTCACAATTCACCCATCTTTTGTTCTGTCAGTTCAACTTTTTGACTGACTTGGAAGCAAGCCTTCCTGTGACAACCTGTTGAACGCCACACCCCATGGCGCATTGAATTGCATTGACACCATCGAAGCCTTCACCATGTCCGCTGGCATCAGGATTGAAATATATTTCAAATGCAAGGCTTCGGGAATCTTCGCGCTGGCTTCTTCGCTTTGCGCGTCTGTCACATATTGCCGCCATTCATCCCAGTCTGATGGCTTCATTTTTGTTGCGTCCAAAATGGCGTCACTTGCCACCCATTGCCACAGGGACAATCGCTGAAGCAATTGTTCCAAGTCCTTCGCGGACCTGACCTGGTCACAGTATTCCTGGACGGGTTCCAACAGTGGTGACACCTGGTGTGGGTTCTTCGGTTTCATTTTTTTTTCGCCTGGCATTCAATTCCATTTTTGAAAATCAGTCCGTTGATCAGCCGATATGTTTCGGCCTTGCCAGCCCATTTCCCCAGGACATAGCCGCCGGTGAACACCGCAAACAGAATGGACAAGCTGACCAGGGCGGATGACCACTTTGCCTTTGTGGTTCGGCCTTCACGGATTCCGTATTCAATCGCTGGTGACTTCGGCATGGCTGTCCTTCGCTTCGGTCTTCAGGGGTTCCGCCTGGAATTCCATCAACAGGCCATTCGCCAACAGAAGGCCGAACTGTCCGGCGCCCATTCCTGGTTCCACCGCAATTGTCATGGCGGACTTCCCGTTGAACAGCCGTTCCCAAATGTCTGGCGCCACAATCAACATGGGGTTCAGGCGTTCCACCTGGGTGGCTTCCTGGTCAATGTTTTGATTTTCGGTTGTCATTTGTTGCCGTCCTTCATCCACTGAACCAGGGCGTGTGTCACCAGTTTGTTCATCGTGGTGAAGCCCTTCTGTTTCCGCAAGGCTTCCAGCATGTCCCGAAGTTCCTTGGGAATCCGCAAATACAGTGGCCGCTTCAAGCCAGCCACCACGTCGATGTGATCCAATGTTTGTTTTTTCTTCACGCGCCGTGACATTCTTCATCTTCCTTCGCCTGGTCCAGAACTTCGCCCAGGGCTTGCTTCAGTTTCCTGACGCATTCAACCAACGCCAGGACGTCTTTGCCAGGAATCGTGATTCCCATTTTCACACAGCGTTCCAGGCTTTGAAGTTCCTGTTCAGTCAACATCCGGCAAGTTCTTCGCTTTCAAATCAACTTCCCTGATCCCCGTGGCAATCGCCTTGGCGACCTGGGCACAATGTGGGAACCGCTGTCCGAAGGATACAGCCGACAAGGCGCATTCTTCCTGGGCGGATTCCGCCACCAGTTCAGCCGCTTCAATCAGGCGTTCGGCGTCTTTGAAATCAATCTTCATCCCCGCCATCGCCATCATCATCCGTGTCCGAATTCGCATCCCAATCCCCCCGATGGGGAAGTGTATCAAATTCATCGTACTGACTGGACACATTTGATTTCCCACAATGATTGCATTTTTGCCAGCGCGGAATGTTGTCAAACCACATTTCCCCGCAATCCTGACAGGTGTGTGTCATGCAAGCCATCAGGTCCATCCCCTGTATCGCGCGGTTTTGGTGATGGCTTCCACCACTTCCCGAAGCTGTTCCTGGTGCAATTGTTCGGTGGCCAGTTGGATCACCAGGTCTTTGATCACATGTTCCATCTGGATGGCTGACATCACTTCGGCTTCCCGAAGGCCGTTGACCAGGTGGTCATGAAGGTCACACTGGAAGGCGCCAATCATTTCCCACCAGGCGCCGGTCGGTTCGCCGCTGTCATTAAACTGGCGCGCCTGTTTCCCTTGGCGGCTGTATTCCTTGAAGGCCAGCTTGATGGCGGATTCAATGCGGTCGCTTTTCTTCCAGCGTTTCTGTTCTTCCGTGGACGGTGGCTTCGGTTTTCCCAGCTTCACTTTGATCTTCTTTTTCATTGATCATTCCGCCTTCCGCTTCAGCCGGTGGCCGTTGCGGTACATACATTCAACCAGGGGAACCTGGGACCATCCGAACCTGGCCTTCAAGTCCTTCGCCATTTCATCACAGGTTTTGAAATCCGCTTCGAACTTCACCTGGTCCGTGACTTCGAATTCAGACTTGTCAACCATGGTGGCGCATCCACTGAACGCCATCAGCAACACCAACAGTTTTTTCATTTCATCGTTTCCTTTCATCGTTTCAAACAAACTTCAAAAGCGTGGTGGAAAGCCCAGTCCATCGCTTCCCACCACACCCCACGGTCCACACACACCCATGAACGACATGGACCGTGAAACTTTTCACAAATTGATTCCCAGGGATTCGCGGGCTTCCTTCACTGTCATGGTTCGATTCTTCAGCCGATTGATCACGTCTTTCAAATGATCCATCCATTCAAACGCCGCTTCATCTTCATCATGTTCTGGCTTCACGGATGCCAGCTTTTGTCGCAACACAAACAACGCGCGTTCGGTTTCATCGCCAACAAGTCCCAGGCGGTGCTTCAGGCTTTGAAGCGCGTGAACCCAACTGATGTTTTTTCCCAGGCACCATTCCGCCCATTGCCTGGTGGCGGCATCCGGTGTGCTTTTCGAATACAGTTCCACAAATTCTTCACGCGCCACCTGGTTCTTCGCGGCCTTCCGTTTTTGGCGCTTTTCTTTTTCATGCTTCCGAATCAACGCGGCGGCCTGTGGTGGAATCGCCGATCCGTATTCCAAATACACCTTTTTGATGCAATCAGAACCCACGCCGAAGTCACGGCCTTCCCCTGTGCGGACCACAAAAATGTTCATGATCCCAGTTCCACAGTGGGCACAGGTTCCGGCGCCGTTTTCAACTTCCGGTCCAGAATACCTGGCGCCGTGTGTTTCATTGACCTGGATCACACCAATGCCAATGAACTGATACGGTCCAGGTCCAAGTGTTCTTTGAAATGGGTGCGCTTTCATGTTTGTCACCTTTCATTCTGGCTTCGGACCAGGCAACACCGAAGCCGCCAGCCGAAGTTCGGACGCCATCACGGTTTGGAACTTGCCATCAGACAACACGGCGACAAGCGCCCACCACACGCCTTCGGGATGGAAGTGTGTGGACACCAGTCTGGCTTTTTCAATCTTCCCGTTGCGGACAATCAAAACCTGGGATGTGTCAACGTCACTTGGATTCATGCAACCTTCTTTCCGGCCTTGATCCCAGTGATGTCTTCCAGTCCCACCGGCTGGCCTTTTTTCATGAACACGGTCTTCCCGATTCGCTTTTCCGTTTCGACATATCGGGCGTACAGTTCCGGCAAATTTGTTGCGGCGGTCTTCAGGTCGGCACCATTGGACATGATGCAGAACGCACAGGACAACCGTGACATTCCCAGGCCATACGCGAAGTGAAGCTGTTGACCAGCCTTTTTGATTGCCAGGATCACCTGGTCCTTTGTCCAGTCATGGATGGGAAGCCAGTCATACCATTCACGTCCGGCCTTCGAATTCCTGGCGTTCAGTTTGAACACCTGTTGTTTCGCGCGTGAACAGCTTTCCTGGGCGCGAAGTCCCATGCAATTCACAACCAGGCCGGTGTGGCCGGTTGCCTTCAGGTGGTGACGGATGGCCTTTTCAATTGGACCGCGCTTCAGGTCGCTGGTGCATTGGCGATAAGATGGGGACGGCCAGTTCTGACGGCTTTCCACCATGTCCCAAAAAGACTTGACGGCCTTGACCTTGATGAAGGGGATGCCTTCGGGGACATACTTCCTGGCGTGGTCTTCGGTGCCTGGCCATTCCACTTCGCCCAGGTCGGCGTGGACAACAATGATTTGGCTGGCTGGAACCACGGTCAGGACGTGGATCATCATGGCCTGGCTGTCCTTCCCACCGCTGTGATTCAGGACAAACAGGGCACCACGGTCCACAAGGCTTTTGATTTGGTTCATGGGCGTCATGGATACAGTATGTCACGCGGTGCAAAAAAATGCAATCAAAAATGATATCATTTTCTGACCGGCGTCAGCGCGGACACAGGCGTGACGCGCATCATTATACTGGTTCGATTCGGACCGTGATGAACCCCTGGGTTGACCGTTCCCACCGGAAGTCCGGCATTCCGATGGTGTTGAAGCTGTCATCCCGCAACACCTGGGCTTCCACCAGTCCGTCCAGGACAGCCTTGAAACTTGACGCCAGGTTGTCGCCGTCCATCGGTTGGCTGGAATGCCTGGTCAGCGTGACCTTTGCTTTTTGAAATGGTGCCGTGGGTTTCTGATTCAGGACCGCCGCCCACACCATTTGTTTCCAGGTCTTCCGTTCGCGATATACGGCCATGTGGTGTTTGCGGGAATTCAGACTGGACGGCAAACCAGGAAGCGTGAATTCAATTTTCATAGTGGCATCGGCAAGCGCATTCATCACATGACAAAATCATGTCGGCTTCCACGCCGTCAACAATTGCCGCGCATTCCTTCGGATCGGCAACCGGACAACTTGCACATTCCCAGCCTTCGCGCGTTTCGGTTTTCTTTTTCCCCATGGATTCAGTCTAGGGATCAATGATCATGATTGCAAGTATCGCCACCGCACCGCACAAAATCAGAAGGTCGATGTCTTCCCCGCTGATCACGGCGCCATCTTCTTTGCGATTTCCAGCCTGGTCTTCATGCGTTGCACACCGGCGCGTCCCAGGAAAACCATGGCTTCGATTTGGTGAAGGCGTTCCTGTGGATAGTCCTTCAGGTGGTTCTTCAACAGCGGCCACCACATCGGGAAGATTCCCATGATGGAAATGATTGCCGCCGCTTCATTGGCGTCCAAAATGAAATCAAGTTTTTGTGACTGGTTTTGAAAGTCTTTCAATTCGTTCGATGACATCCCAACGTCCCTTTTCTTCAAGCCACTTCCGACAATTCGGATACTTGCTGATCATGTGTCCCAGTCCCTTTGATCCGCGTTCCACATGGTGTTCACGGCAAAGCGGCCAGACATTCAAAACGGAATCCGCACCTGGGAACCTGGACAATCCGTTGGCGCCCACCGTGGTGATGTGGTCTGGATCACTTCCAAACCGTCCGCAAGCCAGACAACGCTGACGCCTGACGGCGTCCATGATCATCCGTTCTTCACTGGTCAGCTTGTATCCTGTCACCTGGTGTGACCTTTCCGCTTCCAAGGCTGATCCGCTTTTCGGTGGCCTGGCTGTGTTCATAGACATCGACACACAGACATTTTCCGTTTTTGAAAAAGCCGGTGTCATATCGGCTGAACTTGCACCACGTCCGACATTCGGCGTGTTGCACAGCCACCAAACAAATCAACGCGAATTGATACACCATCCGCATTGAAAAATTGTATCACGCCCGCTTTTTCCCTTTGGAATTTGTTGGCGCCTGGCGAATCTTTTTTTCCATGGTCCGCCGCTGTTTGCGGTTCATCGTGACCTTCACCGGTTGTTCTTTTTTGTCGGGTGTTTGTTGTGACATCATTGTCCCCCTGGTGCGGGTTGCGGTGCCGGTGGTGCGTCCGACGGAACGGCGGGGATTTGTTCCCACTTCCGTTTGTCTTCGGGATCATTGGCGTCCCACAGCCACACCTGTCCGTCATCGGTCCAACACCAAAGCGTGTCCGAAAAGAATTCACCGGTGCGCGGATTGAACACCGACGGACTGACTGAACAGCCCTGAACTTTTTTCGATTGTCCGATTTGCACCGAACAACCGGTGGCGACAAGCGCCAGCGCGATGATCAAAATTTTGTTCATGGTTCCCCCTCTATTTCAATGGCCAGTATCGTTCAACAATTCTGTGTTGCCTGTCCGTGAAAGGTTTGCCTTCATTCGCGACGGCGTCAAGTTCCATTTGATTCCGCTGATACAGGCTGGACCACTTGCGGTCCCGAATGGCGGCGCCGATTGAAAGTCCGATGTATCCCAAAATGTAGTCCACCATTCCACGGGATTCATACTGGTCAACGTGATGGAATTCATGACGCAAGTGATTCCGCCAGCCACGGTCGGTCCACGGCCTGATTTCACTTTGCAAATACTTTGTGAAGATGGTGTGGCCGATGGTGATTGATCCCATTCTGATCAGCTTCGGCAACCAGTGATCAAACCGGAACTTGACGGCTTCGGCTGTGCGTTCGGTTTCGGGAACGTGATCAGGCTTCAACATCAGGACCAGAACGCTTCCAATCACCACAACAATCAACAGGACCACCAGGAAAATGAACATCAGACAAACCTTTCCAGAATCCACAAATACAGCGGAAGTCCAAACAACAGGATGGCCAGAATCAAAGCCAAGTAAACCCAAATTGAACGCTTCATTTTTTCACCAGCATTTTCTGACACCAGTCCGTCACGGGTTTCTTTTCGCCGTGATACACGTTGGCAAGGTTTGCCTGGATCAACATCAAGCCGATGTCATCCCCGTCAGCAATGACGTCAGCCAAAATGCGTCCGAACTTTTCGCGTCCCAGGTTTGTCAGGTGGATGTGTTTGGCTGACTTCAGCTTTGCCACCACCATGTCCTTTGCCTTCATTGCGGCCTGGCGTTCGCATTCATCATGACCTTTGATTTCCGCCGTGTCGATTCCCTGAATCCGAACCTTGGCGTTCTTTCCGAAGAACGGGTGGACGTCCCGAAGCGTGACCGTGATGGTGTCGGCGTCATAGGCCGCCACAAAGATGACGTCTTCAAATCCGTCCTTCGGGTTCCACACGTTTTCAATTCGAATGGAACACGCGGAAAGCGCAATCAACAGGACGGCAATCAGTCGCATTCAACCCACCTTGTCTGACCACAGACATGGAAGAACCGGCAATGATCACCGTTTGCCATTGTGCAAAAAGACATGGTGGCCTGGCATCCGTATTCCCAGCCCAGGAATTCATTCACACATTGACCAGCCACAGGCCACTGGCCGACCGTCGGCTGTTCCGGTCCAGGGTATTCCGAACCACAACCGGACATCAGCGCCAAAATTGCAATCCACTTTTTCATAGTTTCCCCCACAGCCACCTGGTGTTCGGGTGGTCTTTCCATCCGTATGCCTGAAGAACTTGTCCGATTCCAGCCGGAAAGGCTTCGGCGATTCGGTGTTCCCAAAATTCAATCACGCGGTCACAACTGGGATCAAGTCCCTTCGCCACTTCGCGCATCATCCACGTCAACACAACGCCGTCCTGGTCTGGAATCAAAGCCGTCTTGATCATGGCGGCTTGCCACAAAAGTTTGCGCCACCACGGCGGGTTTTCACCGGCGGCAAACTGGGCGTGGCAAATCAATTGCTGAAATCTTCCCATCCAGGTGTTCCATGTGAACTTGCTGGGTTCCACATTGTTGAAGTTGTACGGAAGAAAGTTTTGAAAAAAGCCGTTGCGTCCGTGTGCCAAAAAGCGCCTGGCGAAATCCCCGCCGCAAATATGGGACATCGTGATGGCCGCCGTGATGTCATCGTGTTCCTGATACACGTTCCGGTGTTCGACGGGATGCCTGGACAACAGCCCTGGCAACACTTCACATTCGCGGATCAGATTGTCGAATCTTGCGCGGTCCGCATCGGTCAGGAACCGCCAGCGTTTCATCGCCATGGCTTCCTGACAGGTGAACCGGATTCCGTTGTGGGAAATCCCGCCGTCATTCCCTGGCTGAATCAGTCCCCAGGAATCCCTGAACGGCGCGTGGTCTGACAAAAATAGTTCCCTGGTCGGCGCTTGCATTGGGTTCCAGTGTCGCAAGGTCCGCCATGGAATTCAATCTTTTGATTGCAATTTCCCAGGTATCGGTCTTGTATGGCACCGAATTCACGGACTGAAGTTCACCCTTCTTTTTCAACACACCGTGTTCAATCAGGTCTGATTTGGAAATCCATCCGGCCAGCCACACGGCTTCCAGGGCATCCGGCACAAAAGCCCAGACAAACAAATCGGCGTCCCGTGTTCCGTGTGCCGGTGTCGCCGCCATGAAGTATTCGGCGGGTGGACGGGCTTGCGTCATGCGCATGGTCTTGACGTCGATTGTGAAGCCTTTCCACAGGAAGTCATGGGTGAAGCAATCAATCCAGGTGGCTTCCGGCAAATAGTTTTTGAACGCCCATTCACCGGCCTTCCCGACCATCAGACTTTGATCAATGGGCTTGAACCTGGTGCGGCGGTCTTCGAACCGCTGAAGGCTTGCCATTCTGACAATGCTTTGTCGTTCATCCGATGTCAGCGGAATCTTCAGGACGCGCGAATTCATGATTCAATATTTCCCTGATGGCGCGGACTTCATCCAACACCGTTTTCAGTTCTGACCGGATGGCTTCCAGGTCGGTCTGTTTGGTTTGCGGAACTTCTTTCAACATGGCGTTGACGTCCTGGATTCGCTGAACACAGGAAGACTTGAAACGCAAAGCCGACTTCCGCCAGCGGACGGCGTCAGGAAGTGTGCCGTCATGCTGTGCAAGCTGGGCATCGACGGCAATGACCATCTT